TGTGAGGACGACGCGGCCGACACAATAAAGCCACGGCTCGTGGCGGCCGGAGCCGACTGCGATCTGGTGCGGCTCGTCACCGGCGTCAAGGAGACACACACCAACGACTCGGGCGAGCAAAGGACAACGTTGCGCACGCCCACGCTTGAGGATGTCGATATCCTGCGAATGGTCATTGACGAGGTGAAAGCCAAGCTTGTGATCATCGATCCGCTGATGGCCTACATGACGGGGGACACGCACCGCGACTCAGACGCGAGGCACAGCCTCGCGCCAATGCAGAAGCTGGCGGAAGAGACCGGCTCCACGGTGCTTGTCGTGCGGCACCTCAACAAGTCCGGCGGCAGCAATGCGTTGTACCGCGGCGGCGGATCCATCGGCATTATTGGCGCTGCTCGAGCTGGCCTCCTGGTGGCAAAGGACCCGGAAGATTCGACAGGTAAGCGCCGCATCCTGGCGCGCACTAAGGCCAACCTGGCGGCAGACGCCGACGCGTCCTTGGTCTACAAAATAATAGACGGCGAGCCGGCGCCCCGTATCGAGTGGCTTGGCAGCAGCGCACAGACGGCTACATCGGTGCTGGCCGCGCCCGACAACGAAGACGACAAGAGCCAACTGGACGAGGCTATCGATTGGCTAAAAGCCGAGCTCACAGACGGGCAGCAGAGGTCGGCAGAGCTACTAAAAAAAGCCAAACATGATGGAGTGGCCGAGCCGACGTTGCGGAAAGCCAAGGCTAGACTGCGGGTCAGGGTAACGAAGGGGTTCGCTGGTTGGCTGTGGGAATTACCAGAGCCCAAGGGCGCACCCCCCAACACCCTGAGACATGATCATCTTGAAAAACAGCCACTAAGTATCTTAAAAAATATCAATAATAATAATAATTTAGCTCAAGATGATCAAGATGATCAAGATGATCATCAGAGTGTGTTGGGGGGTCTGTTTGATCATCTTGACCAACCCTGGGACCAAAAAGCAGCCGAAGACCTTGTAAAATCTACGATTTCTTCTGTCGGCAAGGGCAAAAACGGCACGGCTGAGAAGTTCTTGGGCCTCTGTCGTCAAGCGATGCTCACCAAAGACATGGATTCTCTGCAAAACGCTTGCGATTGGTACGCCGAGCGCACGGCGATCCAGGAGGAAAGCGATGCGTGAATGGCAAGAACACGTAGCCAGAAACAGACTCAACCGAGCCCTCGAAGCGGTGGAAGCTTCGAGGTTCGACAAAGAAGTGTGGACGCGCCTTGATGGTGAAACCCAAGCGGCCTTCGCTCTCGAGGACATGGACCGACTCGCAGACGCCTGCGAAAAATTCGTGGAGGACGTGAATGCCAGAGCAAAAGACAGCCATAGAAATCGTCAAGGAGTGCGCGAAGCTGACCGAGGCCAAGGCCAGGGTGGCCAAAATCATGGCCGAGCAGCCTTGGCTCAAGGTGGACAAGGCAAAGCGAACGTATGGCAGACGCTGCTGGCGACGCGCCAAGCGTGATGGAGCGAAACCATGACGGACAGAGAGAGCCCCGTAAAAGACCAGCCGGCGCCGGTGCGCAACGATAGGCCGGCAATCTGGGAGCTCGTCAGGGCAGACATGGTTGCCCGCGACAAGCTCGGAAGAGAACGCTACGGCACGCCCTTGCAGCCGTTCAATGGCCGCGAGCCGCTCATCGACCTGTATCAGGAGCTGCTCGATGCGGTCGCGTACTGTCGCCAGGAAATCTACGAGAGATTTGGACGGTAGGCACACCAAGCTCCGGGCGAGACGTTGACGCCATAGCCGAAGGGTAAAATCTGACCATGGAAAACAAACACAAGAAGGGCAAAGCAGGACGGCCGCAAGCCAAAATCAACTGGAAGCTGGTTGACAAACGATGCGCTGCCCAGTGCACGATTCGGGAAATCTGCGCCGAGCTCGGGATAGACCGCAGCACTCTGCTTCGAGCATGTAAGCGTGAGAAGCGAGTGGATTTTGCCGCCTATTTCCGAGAAAAAAGGCATGGCGGTGTTGGCAGCCTGCGCAGCGCGCAGTTTGCGACGGCGCTTGGCGGCAACCCGGCCATGCAGATCTGGCTCGGCAAGCAGCTGCTCAAGCAATCCGAACCGAAGCAAAAACACGAGGTGGGAGGACCGAATGGCGGGCCCATCCCCGTAGAGACTGACGATGCCCTCGACCTGACGAAGCTCTCGACCGACGAGTTGAGGACCTATGTCCTGCTTCTGCGCAAGACCAAGGCGCCGGCTGCCATTGACACGTTGGTCAAGACCGAGGCCAAATGAGCGAACCGATACCGGAGAACCCACCCGCTGGCGACCTCGACCAGGCCGTGGCTGAGCTCTGTCGTCGCTCATTTGCTGACTTTGTTTGCGAGGCCTGGAGCATTGTCGACACACGCGAGCTGATTTGGGGCTGGCACGTGGAGGCGATATGCCAGCACCTCCAGGCGCTCGCCGACGGTCAGATCCAAAACCTGATCATCAACGTCCCACCAGGCACAGGCAAGTCGACGCTCGTCTCGGTGCTGTGGCCCGCGTGGATGTGGTTGCGGCGACCGAACTGGCAGCTACTGAGCACCAGCCATGCCGAGCCGCTGGCGCTGCGCGACGCCGTCAAGGCCCGCGACCTGATGCGCTCGGGTTGGTATGCGTCGCTGCGCGGTGACGAGTGGGGTTTCAAGGGCGACCAGGACGTCAAGGGCTACTACGCGAACACCGCCGGCGGACATCGCGTCTCGTTCGGTCTCACCGGTCACACAGGCTGGCGCGGAGACTGCCGCCTCGTCGACGATCCACTGAACGCCAAGAAGTTTCCGACCAGGGGCGAGCTCGACGCGGCAATCGAGGCCTGGGACTTTTCGCTCGGGACGCGACTCAATGACCGCGAGCATGCGACGTCGGTCGTCGTAATGCAGCGCCTGCATGAGGACGACCTCACCGGCCATCTGCTCAAACAGGGCGGCTACACGCACCTGTGCCTGCCGATGGAATTCGAGCCGGAGAATCGCTGCGAGACGTCGATAGACTTTCGTGACCCGCGCACGGAGCAGGGTGAGCTGCTCTGTCCCGATGTGATCTCGGCCGCTGGTGTTTCCGCGATCAAGACTGCGCTCGGCTCATATGGCACAGCCGCCCAGCTGCAACAGCACCCGGCCCCGCCTGGCGGATTCATCATCAAGCGCGAGGCTCTGAAATTCTACCGCGTGCTGCCGGCTGAGCTCGTGGACTTCATCCAGTCGTGGGACTGCAATCTCGGCAAGAAGAACGCCGCGGAGGGCAAGGGCTCTTTCGTTGTCGGCAGCGTGTGGGCGCGCGCCGGCTCCGGCCGCTACCTCGTCGACCTCACACGCGCGCGCGCAAGCTTCACTGCATCAATCGCAATGCTCAGCTCTCTCTCTGCCAAGTGGCCACAGGCAGCATGTAAGCTCATCGAGGAAGAGGCGGACGGCCCGGCGATGGTCGATACGGTCAAGGACAGAATCCCCGGCTGCAATCCGGACGCCGACAAAGACATCTATCGGCCCAAGGCGAGCAAGGAGGATCGCTTGATGTCGCAGGTGCCCTTCTTCGAGGCAGGCAACGTCTACCTGCCGGACCCGGAAATAGCGCCGTGGGTGCACGATTACGTCGAGGAGCTCGTCACGTTCCCGAGCGCCCCGAATAACGACCAAGTGGACGTGACGAGTCAGGCTTTGCGGTGGTTCCAGAAACACGAACGCCCGGCGTTTCTGATGGTCTAGGAGTCCCGATGCCAATGCTCTCCGAGATCTTTCGTGGATGCAGAAACAGAGCAATCCGTCGCGACATGTACAAGTCCGGTTACAAGCTCTTCGAGGTCGACCTGCTCCTTCACCACCTGCGTGAGCTCGGCGTCCGCTGCCTGGCCTTCGATCCCAATTACTCGATCTGTGGCAAGACGCCCGGGCTCGTCGGCGGGCCCGACGTTGTGATTCCGCCATCGCCGCCGGCGCAGCAGCATGGCCCGGTCGCGATCTGGATCTGCGGCTTGCACCACCGGCTGCGGCGCAAGATGACGCCCGAGGTCGGGGACTGGATGACGTATCTGCGAGCGGCCGGCTGGGAGTGTGTGATAGGGTTTCTGGCCGACGACGTCATCGTCGACCTGGTGAGACTCGGGTATGAGCGGCGCGCCGAGAAGAGAGAGCGCGAGCCGATGAAGGATGCGGTGTAGCCCGTGTGGTGCGGCGAGAATACCGACTCCCGTTTCGGCACCATCGTGCTCCGCAACACGTCGCACGACGCCGGCGGCACGGATGCGACGGTCAGCATCTGGATTATCTACACGCCGTCGGTCAATACCTCGATAACCTGGACACGGACGGCGCAGGACATGCAGGCGGAAGGCGAAGAGGCTGCACCCCTGTGCCAGCCCCTGCCGTTGCCAACGTGGCGCTGGCCTCGTAGCATGCGCTGCTCGGCGCCGATGATTGTCGTGCCGCGTAGAGTGGCCATGCGCCGATCTCGAGAGATGGTCGGCGCTACCAATTGGCGCAGGGCTGCGTGATGACGCACACCAAGCGCCGGGCGTGTGGACGTCGTCATGACGCGAAGTCCATGCTGCTCCCCACATGGCGTGGTTCAGGTGGTCGCGAAAATCCGAAGGGATCCCGGTCAACACCCCCGGTAGCGTAGCGAACTGGGTCGGCATGATGGGCGGCGTCACGCCGGCGCGTCGCGGTTCTGCGGAGCTCCTCACCGCCTGCAACACCGAGCCAAACCTGCGCCGTGTCGTCGGCAAAATCTCGACCGAGGTCGGCTCTATCCACTGGCACGTCTACCGGGCGACGAGCAGCAAGCTGTCGGCACGCTCGCTTGCGCGCGCCCATTCGGCCAAGGAATTCCGGGAGCGCTTCACCAAGGCCGTCGCCGAAAACCAACTCAAGGAGATCGAAGACCACCCGCTGACTGAGGTGCTCGAGCGGCCCAACCCGGTCATGACCGGCGTGCAGATGCTCTCGCTCATGACATGCTGGCTCGACCTGGTCGGGGAGGCGCCGGCGATCAAAGAGCGCGCGGGCATGAAGATGCTGCGCGAGTTGTGGCCCATCGTCCCGACGTGGCTGCGTTCGGTCGACCCTGACTCGCGCAACCCGGCGCCGTTCATCGTCCAGGAGCCCAACAAATCGCCCTATCCCGTGCTGCGCGAGGACATGCTCTGGCTGCGGCACCTCGACGTGACGAATCCCTACAAGCGCGGCTCGGGCATCGGCATGTCGCTCGCCGACGAGATCGACACGAGCGAATACGCGGCCAAGTACCTCAAGAACTTCTTCGCCAACGATGCGACGCCGCGGCTGATGATCGGCATCGAGGGAGCCGACAAGCCCGCCCTGGAAGCGGCTAAGGCGACCTGGCTGCAGCGGCTGCAGGGCGTCACACGCGCCTTCATGCCGCACTTTTTCTCGGGCAAACTCGAGGTCAAGGAGCTGAGCAAGGGGCTGAACGACAACCAGATCCTGCCGTTGCGCAAGAGCTCGCGCGACGTCTTCCAGGAGACGTTCGGCATTCCTCCCGAGATCGTCGGTCTGGTTGCTGGCTCGAATCGCGCCACGGCACACGAGGCCTCGCGCATCTATTTCGAGAATTGCATCATCCCTCGGGCAGAATTCTGGCGACAGAATTTGCAGCATGAGTGCGACGACGAATACGGGCCCGGCTACGTCGTTGGCTATGACTCGCCCTCACCGACGGACCGAGATTACCAGCTCGACGTGGTGCGCGCTGCTCCCTACCACTTCACCCGCGGCGAGATCCGCGAGATGGGCGGGCAAGAGAACCGCGGCGAGCAAGATGCCGTGTTCATGGTTCCGGCGATGCTCATCGAGGTCCGGGACGGAGAGCCGAAGGAGCCGCCTGCACCGCCAGCACCCGCGCCGACACCACCTCCAGCCGAACCGACACCCGGCGAAGAGCAAGCACCCGAGACCCTAGCGCCTACGGATGAGGGCAAGTCGCTCTCGCCCGTCGTCAAAGACGACAAAGACAAAAAAA